AGAATATTCGGAGAGTAAGGAGATAAAATGCCGTTATCAATTGCGCAGCCAATTTTAGAGCTACAGATATTTACCGCGCTTGAAAATGCGCGTCAAACCATCCCAAGCGGTGCAGAAAGTGGTACAGAGCCGACCTCAATTAACGCGACATTGGCGAAAGATTTAGCCAATGCAATTCACTTTTACACAACACAAGCAGTGGTAATAACGTCTGTTGTGACGGTTGTAGGTGGTATTGCTGTACCGATTATTATGGGAACCGCGGCACCAGTTATAGCTGCTGGAGGAGGATCCGGAAGCGGTGTGCTAACTTAATGTTGAAAAGAGGTGCCTACTATTTCTTTGTAGGGATATTTAGTAGGGGTGGTGATTATGGCTGTAACAAGACAACCGACAAGTAAGAAGTATAATTTTAAGTCTGTAGGTGTACCCTACGATCAAAAAGTACAACAACAAAAGTTCTTCAGGGTTGAAGAACCGCAAGTTGGAATTAGTACTCCAGTGGCTTTATCTGATGTGGGTGAAAACTCATTCTTACAAATGAACACTTCTTTCGCCGATCAGATTCATGATAATCTGATTAACCTTCTTCTTACAAATCATGGCGAGAGATTAGCTCTTCCTGATTTTGGTGCAAATTTAACAGAGCTAGCGTTTGAAATGAGCACCGATGGTGGTCAAGATGAGGCGATGGCTAGAATAAATAAGGCGATAGGGCGCTATATGCCGTTTGTTGTACCTGTTTCATTTATGCCTATCGTCGATCACTTTGAAAATAAAGAGGTTGCTAAAATCGGTATCAGAATGTCATATACTGTGCCACGATTGAATATAAAAGAACGAGGCCTTGAAGTGGTTATTTTCAGCGCGGGATAAGGAATGGGAATTAACGTAAAGAAAAACTTAAAGAATGTTAAAACTAGAAATTACCTGGCAAAAGATTTCCAGAGTTTTCGGTCTGAGTTGTACGCTCATGCAAAAATGTATTTTGCTGATAAGATCCAGGATTTTTCTGAAGCAAGTTTAGGCGGCCTTTTGCTTGACATGGCTTCGTACGTTGGCGATAGTATGTCGTTTTATTTAGACCACCAATTCAATGAGTTGAATTGGTCGACTGCAATCGAAGTAAAAAATATCCAAAAGCATCTAAGGAATGCTGGTGTTAAGGTTAGAGGAGCCAGCCCTTCGATGGTTGAGCTAAAGCTTTATTTTGAAGTGCCAGCAGAAACGATTGATGGAAATACAGCGCCAAAAGCGAGCCTTCTTCCCTCTATAAAGGCAATGTCTAGTTTTGTTTCAAACACTGGAATACCATTTTCTTTATTAAATGATTTAGACTTTGCTGAAAAAGACTCAGAAGGAAACTATTTGTATGATTCAGTTGTTGTTGAGACAGCTGAGGACGGAACACCAACGTCATATGTTGTAATGCGCTTAGGGATGGCACTTTCCGGAGTTAGGAAAAGTGAAAAGCATACTTTTCCGAATACCCACCAAGCCTTTAGGACAATTACTTTAGGAGAACAAAACGTTACAGACATAGTTTCCATCATCGATACCGACGGAAATTCATATTACGAAGTCGAGTCGCTATCACAAGACACTGTATTTAAGGAGATCCCCAACCTCAGCCCAGACAAAAATGAAGTTGTCTCAAACCTTGAAGTGATACCCGCTCCGTATCGTTTTGTGTCATCATATGACTATAATACTAAGTTAACAACGATAAGATTTGGGTCTGGAGACGCACAAACCCTAGACAATGATATTCTACCAGACCCGTCTGATCTTGCTTTACCGCTATACGGTAAAAAGACATTCACAAGATTTAGTATCGACCCTCACTCCATGTTGAAGACTCAAACACTTGGAATATCTCCACGTAATACCACACTAACAATTACGTATAGAGCAGGAGGCGGCCTTAAGCATAACGTAGGTTCTGACACTGTAAGGACAGTTAATATTTTAGATCTGAAATTTAATTCAAAAGCCGCTGCCGCAGAAGCCATCGCGGTTCGCGCTTCAATAGACGTTACGAATCCTTCCCCGGCGCTTGATGGTGATCGAGCGCCTACTCTAGAAGAGTTGCGAGCGCAAATACCGGCTTCTAGATCTGCACAAGCAAGAATCATTACAAAGAGCGATTTAATCGCAAGAGTGTATACATTACCAAATCGCTTTGGTCGTGTTTATAGGGTTGGGCTCCGACCTAATCCCATCAACTCATTGGCGTCTCAAATCTTTATAGTTTCTAGAGACAAACGCGGAAAGCTTGTTATGTCTTCTGATACGCTTAAAAAGAATCTAAGAAATTATCTTAATGAGTTTCGTGCCGTTAGTGATGCTTATGACATTCTTGATGCCAGGATTGTGAATTTTGCAGTCAACGTTGATGTTGTTGCGCACCCATCTGCAACGAAGTCAGTTGTTGCTCAAGCGATTATAACAAATTTAACAGGTCTTTTAAAGACACAAAACTTTCAAATCGATATGCCGATAGCTTACGCTGACATAATGAACTCTGTCTTAAATAGCGAAGGTGTTATGTCTCTTGTTGATCTTAAGTGCGTAAACCTAACAGGTAACATAGAAGAAAGAAAATATAGCGATGTTTCATTCAACATTGATGCCAACACATTTCAACAGATGATCGTCGGTCCAGAAGGTTCGATATTTGAGCTCAAGTATCCGAAAAAAGACATCATTGTGACGGTGAGATAAGATGTTCTATATTATTACTGCTAGCGCCGATACGTATTTAACCAATAAGATTATTGACAATAATTTCAAGGCGACCGACGCGAATGTCGGAAGAGCTGGCACTCTCGACCTATTTAAGCTCTATAACGAGTCGACGTTTATTTCGGCATCTCAACGAATAACATCTTCCATTGATGAGATATCACGAATTCTTGTAAAGTTTGATTATTCTGAGCTTCAAGAATTGACCAGTTCTATTCTGGATATAAACCATCCTTCTTTTAAAGCAGAATTACAGCTATTTGAAGTTGTGTTAGGGGCTCCTACTCCTCGTGATTTCTATATCGTTTCTTATCCGCTTTCGCAGTCATGGGATGAAGGTGACGGCAGAAATGTTTCGACATTTGCCGATATTGACACAGCAAACTTTTTAACAGCTTCTATAAGCGGTGGAACAACTGCTGTACTGTGGAATATGTCTGGTTCTGGTAAAGGCGGATTTTTAGGAACGTCAGATTCAGACTACATAACAAGCGGTACAATAGGAAGCAGCGTTATTGATTTTGGGACAACCCAATTTTTTGAAGACGGCCCGGGCCCGATTAAGTTAAACGTCACGAAAGTAGTTTCTTGCTCAATGGCTGGCTTAATTCCCAATTACGGGTTTCGTATATCATTCAGCGGGTCATACGAGTCTGACCAAAAGACAAGGTTTGCTAAGCGCTTCGCTTCTCGTCATGCAAGAAACCCGCTGATCGTTCCCAGGATGCTTCTTACTTGGAATGACCATGTATATGATCGTCACAAAAACCTGAACTTTAATGTTTCCTCTAGTTTGTTTCTTAAGAATCTTGTGGCAGGACAACCTGCAAATCTAGTGAGCGGCTCATCACTAACTAACCTTGTAGGGCAGGACTGCCTATTACTACGTTTCGTGTCTGGGTCCGGAGATACAGCAAAGACGATATACGTAACAGCATCACAGCACACAGGATCGACTACTGGCGAAGGTATGGTGGGAGTATATTCTGGAACGTTTAACCTCACTCGATTTGATACTAATTTCTTTGAAACGCTTAAACATAACGATGAGATAGAGATGAAAGAGATCTGGTCATCGATGGATGAAAAGGTCGGATATTATACTGGATCAATAACTGTTTCAAAAACAGAAAAGACGATTGCAGGGTTTGCAAATAGAAAGCTGCTGATAACTCCCGTTGGAGCGCAACCTGAGTATGAATCAAATTCTAGAGCGACTATTCGGTTATTTATCGAAGATATAGACGCTCAAGCTAAGGCAAAGGCCTACAAGCTGCCACGAGAGCTAAAGACGATTGTTCTAGATAAGATGTACTATAGAATAAAGGATCGTCAAACAGACACCATTCTCGTGCCCTTTGATAAGATTTATGATTCCACCCGTGTATCCACCGATGGCGAAGGCATGTACATAGAATTTCGAACCGCCGGACTTCCTCGAAAGCGTCAGCTAACAGTTGACCTATTGATCATAGACAGAGGAATGGAGCGATTAATGAAGCTGCCTGAGATTGATTTTAGAGTTGTTTAGAGATGTCAAGACCAAAGAGAGTATTTGAGAATCAACGCTTATTTACCCCGAATGTAGTTAGAAGATTTACTAACTCGACCGGCGTTGTTAGAAAGCAGACGGCATCGAGTATGTCTGGGTCTGCACCTACGTCTACAACAGGGTCTTTTCGCTTTGATGCTCCTGGAACACCTCTTAAGTCAACACAGCAGCTCCCAATCGATTTTAGCGCATGGGAAAATCACACTTTCTTTTCCTCTGCGGAATCTAACGTCAACATAATTTTTGAAAAGATTATTAACAATTTTCCATTTGACGGAACACGTGAAGATTACGAAACATGGCTTGACGATTTGTCAGGTTGGGAAAAATATATTCTTGACAGATATCCGAGCTATACTGGATATATTACGCTGAATCAAGAAGGGTCGGCAACAGGTCCTTACGTAGAAGTTATTGATAAGGCTGGTGTGCTTTTTCCCTCTTTGTCTAGAGTGAAGACCGGTAAGACAATCTTGAACCCAGGCAGAAATTCAATCTTTG